TGAGTGGTCTATGAGAGCACAAGCAATGTTACGCTACCAAGCAGACCAAATAAAAGAGTTAACAGATACTATTAAAGGAGAGAAGCAAATGGACATCAAAGTAAAAATTATTAGAGAAAACAAAGACGGGTCGGCCAACGCACAGGTGGACTTTGATAAAGAAGGACTAGAGTTCTTGGTGCAGGAAGGATTGCTATCCATAATTACTCAGTTTATAAAGAACAACGAAAACGCGCAAAAAGGTATGGCTATGCGTAAACGGATTGTTACCAAGGAAAAGAAAAGTGCCATTAAAAAGAGTAAATAAGATTGAAGGCCATCTTGTAACGAGACCGGCTAAAGATCACCCCGACTTAGCGTATTGGTTTGCATTAAGAAACCTCAAGGTAATTGATCAAGATTATCAATGCGCGACTTGTTGGCGATCAAGCGAAGATTATTCTATGGAGTTGCATCACCGGCACTACGACAATTGGGGGCAAGAGCGCCTTGAAGATGTAGCGTTGTTATGTGTAAGTTGCCATGATGCGATTACAAACACAATTCGCAGTAGACGGAGGGCCCTAGGAGATCAGACTCTTAGTACTATCATCTCAGAGCCCAAACCAGTTCGGTCCAAAAGACCAAAGACTAGGAAAGTAAAAAATCCTAGGGCAGTAAAGGCCAAAAAGGTTGTGAAATCTAGAAAGCCTAAGATTAAAAAAAGAGTAGTTCCAAAAGTCAAACCTTATAAGGAGAATTAACATGGCAGGATATATGCAATACGATGTAACACTACAGGGCGACTCGTTGATCATGCACAACGGTCAAACCGCAAACCCACTTAACCCATTCTCAAAAGCAATGAAAGAGATTAGTGGTAAACGTAAGAAAACAGACTCGGACTACGAGGCGATGTCCAACATCGAATACAAAGCGGGTTTATATGTGGATGCTAAAAATAATGTGATCATCCCATCACGCGTATTGGAGTCGGTACTAGTCGAAGGTGCCAAGAAGTCTAAAGAAGGCAAACTGGCATTATCGGGTATGTTTGTGGATACCGATGCGCTCTTGGACTACGAAGGCCACCCCATGAGTATCGATGAGTTGATGAATAGCCCTGAGCACAGACTATGCGTGGCTGTACGGGTTGGGATGTCTAAGGTGATGCGTACGCGCCCACACTTTAAGGATTGGTCAGCGACATTTAAAGTCTCTCTCAATGCGGATGTGGCCAACGAGGGTCAGTTGCGTAGATGGGTTGAAGATGCCGGCGCATATGTTGGGATCGGTGACTGGAGACCACGCCATGGTCGGTATGAAATTGTGAAGTTTGAGTCAGTCAGTAAGGGTCTCAAAAAGGTTGCCTAGGTAGGGGTTTCGTGGTGCGGTTGGTACTTGGTAGTGTGTGGCTCGGCATGGCACGGCACGGCACGATAAGGGTTTCACGGTTTGGTAGGGCGAGGCTGGTTGTTGTTCGGCGAGGCGAGGCACGGTTCGGTCAGGTAAGGGTTTCATGGTGAGGCGGGGTGGGGCAGAGTATTGTTCGGTTGGGCACGGTGTGGTAGGGGTTTCCCGGTTTGGTTTTGCTAGGTTGGGTGGGGCTGAGTTTGGTGCGGTCCGGTATGGGTATCAAGGTGTGGCACGGCTCGGTACGGTCGAATGCGGTGCGGTTAGGCAGAGCACGGCACGGCTCGGGTTTTAGGGCGCGGTACGGTCCGGTTTATTTAGGCGGGTTGTGGTGGGGTCGTGCAGGGCAAGGGATTCGTGGCCGGGTGCGGTCGGGTTCTGTGCGGTGCGGTGAGTCATGGCCTTTTGTGGTGTGGCAAGGATTTCGCGGCGAGGCGGGGCGATGCGTGGTTTGCTCAAGTCTGGTCTCGTGAGGCATGGCAGGGTATGGACATCAAGGTTTTTTAACAGGAGGAAATTATGGGAGCAGTTTTAGAATTAAGAAAGTCAACATTAAATTCAGAGTTCATTGAAAAGGTTGCGCACTTCGCGCATGAGGGATTACCCTACATGAAAAGCGGTGACAACTGGGTAGACTTTAATGACACATGGGTTGTTAATATTTGGTGGGATGCTACCGAAAACACATATCGCGCAACGATGTATAAAAAACATGGGGTAAACCATGAAGCAGATTTGCGTAGTGGTGTTGATTTATTTTAGAAGTTGTTTACAATGTCAATTAAGAGGAGAAAAAAAGTGAACACAATTAAAACAGGTGTTGTGCTGGAGGGTTTGGATTTACAAAACCCCAAAAGCTTTCACGGTATTACAGACATACACCACTATGTGGGTAGAACAAGCCGGTCAGCAAGCGAAGCATTCAAAGATGCGCAGTACGCATACGCGCTAGAAAAACACAGTTCCGATTTAAGACACGCGCTTAATTGGTTCTCAGATCTAATTGCATTTTTCTTTTGGGCGGGGTTTGCCATTAGCTTACCCATCTTACTTGTTTACTGGATTACGAGGTGATTATGAAAGGTTATCAATTAAAACTAGATTTTGGTGAGGGCCCGGAGTGCCACAAACTTTATGAAGAGTTTTTACAAGAAACCGGCATAGAAGATACTGCTGAGCAATGGGGTATGTTTGTGAATTGCTATCAGGTTATTGAAAGCATGAAGGTTATGGAAGAAAGCAAGAGGCATACACTGCAATGACTCCGGAAGGCAAAGTTAAACAGCGGGTATCCAAAATCCTAAAAGAGCACGGCGCATATTATTTTTCGCCAGTGACCGGAGGGTTTGGCCGTAGTGGGGTACCCGATATTGTGGTTTGTTATCAGGGAGTTTTTATTGGGATCGAGTGCAAAGCGGAAAACAATAAGCCTACTGCTTTGCAGTTGAAGAACCTTGAAGACATTCACACGAATGGTGGATGGGGGATGATTGTGAACGAGGAAACCGCTGGGGATGTTAAAGCGGTATTAGTGTACATAAAACATTTACGGGAGAAAACGAAATGAATTGGTTAATAAAAGATCAAGAGGTAGCAGTAAACCCAGTACAGGCAATCATTGCTAATGCTGAGAGCGGTAATTTGGAAAAGCCCATGATGGCTAAGGCAACTACCAAGAAGCGTAAGGAAAAACTATTTAGCGATATAGTAAATAGCCCAGCGCACTACACATATGGTGGCATTGAGACCATTGACTTCATTGAGGCCAAGCAATTAAGCTACCACTGCGGGAATGTAATCAAATACGTTTCTCGTGCCGGTAAAAAGGGCGAGCGTCTTGAGGATTTACGCAAGGCCCAATGGTATTTAAATCGTGAGATTGAGCGCTTAGAAAAAGAATGAACGAACAAGATAAAGAATATCTAGAAGCGTTGTACGCAGGGTTTGCGATGGTTGGGTATTTAATGAATGGTGACTATTCGCCTGAAGAAATACCTGGCCTGGCAAAGCGGATGGCAAGGACCATGATGGAGAATGGAGAAAATGAAGGAGGAATCGTTGCAATCAAACCAAGACGAAAAGCCGAAAGAAAAAAGGATTAGTAAATTACCCGTCCCGGATCCGAACATGACCCAAAAAGAAATAGGGAGTGAGCTTAGAATGAATCGGCACGAGGTTGCTTGGGTTGAAGCGGAGGCACTTAGAAAATTAAAACGCCGGCTCGAAGAAAAGGGCTACGACAAAGACAGTTTCTTTTAGAGGAGAAAACATGATTTATGTATTAGAAGCGCTATTTATTTTGTTTACTATTTGGGTGTGCTTAAAATGAACAAAGACATTAGAGACCTAGAGACCCACATTCATAGACTGTGGAGTGTTAAAGAACAGGTTAGCATTTTGATGTGGAGATACTTAGATCACCCTGAACAAATGACCGAAGACGAGATGGCCAATCAATTAATGGCGGTCGAGCACACGTTAGATTTGTACTGCGAAAAACTATTTGACGAGTATAAAAAGGTTTGTCAGATTGACGAGTACGCTCCATACGAAGTAAAAATGGAACGAGAAAAGCTACTTAAAAAACTATATAAAAAGAAAAAAGATCTTGATATAGATGGTAGGTGTTAAAAATGTTACCCAACTGCGAACTAGTAAAGACAGACGGCACACAGTTTCTTGTGTTCAAAGGGCAAGATTTAATATCAAATCACTTGAAGAAAGAATTGTACGAGAACGATATACATCAACTATGTCTCAAACTTTTAATTAACGAAGAAGCGGGTGTAGTGTTAGACATTGGTGCTAACTTGGGCACGTTCTGTATACCCTTGGCTAAGAAAGTATCAAAGCATACCTATCATGCCTTTGAACCACAACGGATAATATATTACCAATTATGCGCCAATACGTTTGTTAATGGATTAGATAATGTCCATTGCCATAACTTTGGGCTGTCTGATAAAGAAGAGCGGATGGTACTTACCATGCCTGACTACGCTAATGAAGGCAACATTGGTGCGTTTAGTATGGATAAAGAAGTTCGTGATAATGATTACGAATGTAAAACTGAGGGTATCAAAGAACCATTAGTAGTATTTACCTTGGACTCAGGTGCACACAAAAACGTACGCTTAATTAAAATTGACGTAGAAGGTCACGAACTAGAAGTAATTAAGGGTGGTATCAAAACCATCAAGGCAA